CAGGCATAAAGCTATGTTTGGAGAACTTTTCAATTCGGTCAAATTTGGTCGATTCAAAGCCCCATTATTGGCAGTTCCCGGATCGAAGAATGACGATATCTTAGAAGAGGAAATGGCTGAGTTTAATCATATCTCCCCCGAGGCAAACAAAAAAAGCGGTTGGTTTGGAAGTCCCGAAAAGCATATAGTCGGTGGTATCCAGGACGATGCAATGATGATGATCGGCGGGGCACTGTACGCCGGCCGCGAGCTTTCGGTGGCTGACTTCCGTGAACGAAAAGGAAAGATCGATTTCGGGACTTTTTTCCCTGCGGAGGGGCTATTCGGAGACTATAAATGATAAACGAAAATGATATACCTGTTTACCTAAAGATATGGGGTAAAGAGCATTGGATCGTTAATCGAGAGTATTGCGGAAAGAAACTGGTGCTCAAAAAAAGTTATCGATGCAGCATTCACCATCATAGAGTAAAAGATGAAACGTTTTACTTGATTTCAGGAAAAGTATTGATGGAAGTTAATGAGAAGGTTTGTGTGCTACATCCAGGTGACAAACAGCATATTTCCATTGCAGATCGACATCGTTTTACGGGATTGGAAGATAGTGAGATGATCGAATTCTCAACGCATCACAGAGAGGATGATAGCTACAGAGATGTACCCAGTGGGAAGGTTCCGGATGATGAGTTTGTAGTTTTACAAAAAAAATATGACGTATAACAATCACTTCACCCCTTTAACTTGGCTAAAGCCGTAGGAGGATAAGAAAAATGCAGGATAAGAGTTTGCCGGAGAATTTTGATCCAGAAAAAATTTTTCGCGGTGATGAGCTTGAAAAGCTCATACGGCAAATGGCGCAAACGATTGCGTATAACAATATATCGGCTGAAGGTATACTGAAATGTTTGCCGGTTCTGGGAGAAATAAATAATTACGGCCTTAATGTTTACGATGTTTTATTGAAAATAGCGGCAGGGATTAAACAGTCAGGCCCAACAAGGAAAAAAATATTGATGGCTATTAGATCAATCCCGACGTCCTCAGGAGGGGAGGCTTAAAGGAGATGAAAGTCACAGAAGAAATCCGTGATTACATAAGGTTGATCGACTCTAAATACGCGGAGGCCAAGGCAAAACGTATCTCCCGGCTGGATCCGGAATGGGGAAAATGGTCAACGGAAATGAACCGGGAAACAAAGGCTAAAACCCAGACCGGGAAACATCCCCAGGAGGTCCTCCTGAAATATGTTTACATCTATTGGGTAAACCGGTCCCAACTCCTGGAACTCCATAAAAGCAAATGGCGCAAGAAGGCCCTTAAAATCAAATTGGCAAGAGAAGGCCGAAAAATCAGAAAATTGATTCTATCCGGCGACATCCCTGCCGTACCTGCTTTCATTCGATCAAACATTATTTTAGACTCTTTATCTAAGAATAAGTGATGCATATTCACCTTTCATGGCCCTGGTAGTCACTTTTTCCTTGACAGACCCACTATCAGTTGTTTTAAGCTATCGTAAACATGCAATATATTGTGGTTTGCGATGCCTAATGCTCCTTCACAAATAGAGATCACGGAAGACAATTACCCGGAGATCCAGTTTTCAGTTCCATGGCAATATGGTTCTGGAACGCCTATGGGTCATGATTCTGACGGATTCCCTTTGGGAGTTCCCACCACCAAAGATGGCACAGTGATCTCCAGGGAAGTTCTTCATGCACAAATCTGGAACAAATTCCATTCAAACCCACATGTAAATACCAGCACTCGCGGACTTGTCGGTCGTCTGGTGGGAAATGGTTTTGCCACCGTATCCGATATCCCTAAGATTGATGAGGCGATTGAAGAGATCGAAACCGATTACCGCAACCGTCTTTTTGATTACTGGCCCAAATTTCTTACCAGGGCAATTATCAGCGGGGAATTGCCCTTATGTTTTACCTGCCACGATAATGGGTTTATCGAAATCGATTTTATTGATCCGGATGTTATCGATGGAGAACCCGAGCACGGCATTATCTTCCATCCTCGAAAAACCCGAATGCCCTTGGTCTATTGCGTCAAAGATGCTGACAATGACATCGAGGAACATATCCCGTCAATTTATCTTGCAAGATACCCCGAACTTTATAGCGTGGCCAAACAGCAGAAAGGCTTCAGCGCCAGCATGATGAACCCGAGCCGGACTCGCAAGAAGGCATTCAAACCAGTCGGAGGATTTTATCGATTTGTCGTGTCCTGGGATCTTGGGTTGATGACCAAAAGAAGTACTTCCCATTTGCAGACCATTTTACAATGGTTGAATTATTGGGAAAATCTGAAGAAATATGAGATCGATCATAAAAAATCTTCAGGGTCCTATGTCCATATCGTGAGATTTACAGATGTTAAGAGTTGGATGGCATGGCTAAGCTTAACCGATGAACAGCGCCAAAAAACTGGAATCGGGGCCAAAAAAACCCCGGGATCCACATTGGTACTTGGCCCTAATATGGAGCATAAGATTGAGTCTCCAAATCTCCCAAAAATCAGTGGCGGGGATTCGGATATCATGCAAATGGTGTCTTCCGGTCTTAACGAAGCTCAAGATGTAACGACCGGTGAAGCCAAAGGGACCTTCGCAAGCGTCAAGGCAACCAGGGGGCCCATGAGCGATCGTGTTTCCGATGAAATGACATATTTCGCACGATGGCTAAGGTGGGATTTTTGGGGGAATATCTTTTTCCTTAAATCAAAAATATCTGATTTCCCTGAAACATTCGACGTCGAAGAGGCGATTGATTTTGATAAAGATCAGGAGCCGGTTTTTGCTATCAAAAAGAAGAAACCAGAGAGGTGCCTCGATATCATATTTCCTGTCTCTGAAATAGAGAACATGGAAAGTCATGCCAAAGGGTTGTTGGGAGTCAAACATGGTTCCCTGAACGATACTGCCGGAATGCCGAATGAAGAACTCATGAAAAAGATGGGGTTCAGGGGATACAAAAAACTGAGGTTACAAAAAGCAACGGAGGACAAGAAGTATCCTCCGACTGTTTTGGCAGTTGATCAAGAAACTCATCAGGAATTAACGGAAGCCGAGCCCCCTAAAAAGGGCAAGAAGGTTTCTAAATCGCCATAAAAGCGTCCTCCTAAAAACCGGATTGTTTCAAAGAGTAGCTCTCGGAGAAACAAGGCAAGTAGCAAAAAGCGGCATGGGCAGCCCACCTGTGCCGCTTTTTGCTTTCCGGGAAGAAAGGATTTGAAAATGCCGGATATTCCTAAAAAAGAAGGTTTTCCCTATCGTGTTGACCTTGCAACACCAGGCAATTTTTTGCCCCATATTGCCATGCTGGTTTACAACACTCCGTTGATGATCCTGCCACAAAAACTCGAGGTGATCACTCAAGTCTTGGGGTCAAGGATAGGCCTTGAGGGCGAAGAAGTTCCGGCCGCTGAGATGGTAAGGGCTCGGCCTGCGGCAAAAACCAATCAGATAGAGATAGCTGTGATTCCCATTATTGGCTCACTTGTTCATCGAACATCTGGGTTGGGTGCTATGTCAGGGATGAGATCGTATGTCGGGATCCGGAATGATTACCGTGAGGCCATGAATGATTCCAAAGTAAAGGCGATCCTGTTGGATATAGATACATCCGGAGGTGCGGTAGCCGGCGTCTTTGATTTGGTTGACGAGTTCAGCGAAGGCAATGCGGCCAAGCCGCTATATGCCTATGTCAACGAACATGCCTATTCAGCCGGTTATGCCCTTGCCTCTCCTGCGAGAAAGATCTTTCTGCCTCGGACGGGCGGTGTGGGATCCATCGGGGTCCGCATGAAGCATGCGGATCAAAGCGAGTTTAACAAGAAACAGGGGGTCAAGGTTACAGATTTATTTGTCGGAGAGCGGAAGATTGATTTCAGCCCCGACCTCCCCCTTTCAGAAGCAGCATACAACTCCGCGATGAAGGAACTGAGAGATATCTACGACCTTTTTGCGGAAACGGTTGCACGAAACCGCGGGTTGTCCGTGGCAGAAGTGAAGGGAACTGAGGCGGCCCTATATATGGGCCAACATGCCGTCAAGATTGGCTTGGCGGATGAGGTGATGACATTTGACGAGGCCATTGAATTCATTGTTGAGGATGTGGCCGCAAACAAAACATCTAATGCGGCCCGAGGAATGGCCAAAAAAAAGGAGGTGAAGTACGCAATGCCTAACCTAAAAGAGTTTAAGGCCGAAAGCCCTGATCTTTATGAGGAACTGATGAGTCAGGCAAGGACCGAAGCGGAAGCTACTCTTAAGACCGAGTTTAACGCTGAACGGACTGGACTGCAAGAACAGATCTCCACTTTGAAAGGGGAGCTGAAGGAGCAGGGGGAAATTGTCCTGCAGTTAAAAGAGGATAGTTTTATCCGCACGGTCCAGGAGCAAAGGGCTAACAATGAGCGCGATGCTGAAATCATTTGGACGAAAGCCCTGAGTGCAAGCGATATCCCGGAAGGGATGCATTCGGATATCCGAGAGATGGTCAAAGTGGAAGGTTACCTGAAGGACAAGGTATTGGACAAGGAATCTTTCACGTCGGCTGTTGATGAAAAAATCGCCCAATGGGAAGGAAAGGGCATGACAAAGCAAGTCCTGGGTACCGGATTCGGTGGAAGTAAAGATGGAACCGAAATCGATACTGAAAAACTGTCCGCCGAAAAACAGGAAGAAGATGATGAGGCATGGACCAAGGAAATGCTGGCCCTGGGCGGTCAAGTCGAGAAGGAAGGAGGTGAAAGCTAATGTATGGATCTCAGCCTTATGGAGTTGTTAGAACCGGGCAGGCGGATCTCAGGACGCTTTTTAAAAGTCGCCCCGAAGATGCGTTTATCAAGGACATTTCCATCCCCGGTGGTTACGGAGTGGTCCCTGCCGGAAGTGTGATGGGGATTATCACCGAAAGCACAAACCGGAAGGGGATGTATGTTCCTTATGTGCCCGTAGACGGCGGGGATATCGCGGCCGGGCTAACGAATGTGCCCGGGCTTGCTTACACAGTCGCAGATGGCGCCGATAGCACCTCGGTCTATGTCACCATGGAGGATTCCTATAAATTCGCGGTAGCGGATCATTTGGCGGCATCCGATAGTGACACTTATGGCGCCTCCAATGCGGACCTCGGTGCAATCACGGCCATTGACAGAACGACCTATTCGCATATGGCGGTCATTACCGTGACCAATGCGTTTTCCTCGGATTTTACCATGGCGAACGGTGCCTGTGTATTTATCCAGTCCAAAACCGCGGCCCCTTATATCGAGGCTAAGGGTATTCTTGCCGGAGGTGTGGATACCGGCGAGGGAGAGCATGCCAAAGGTGGTGCCGGGAACTTGATTCTCGGAAACGCAGTGCTCTTCAAGGGCGCTCTCTATAACTACGATACCGAGGTTGCGACCGACCTTGGCAATGTCGAGGACGGTAATCTCATTTATTTGAAATAAAAGGAGGTGAACAACAGATGACTATTAGAGCAAGTGACTACCCGGATCTCCGTCTTTCCAAACTTCAGAAGCTGATTGAAAGGTGGAAATCACCTCCTTCTTTGCGGCTTACAAAGCTGTTTGGACAGGATAACTGGGATTCCGATAACGTTAAGTGGGAGACTCAAATCGGTAACCGGGGCCTGACTCCCTTTGTAGCTCCCGGTTCTCCGTCTCCTACCACTGCGCCTCAGGGTGTGGGGGCAGGTGCGGCCTTTGCAGCGTTCTGGAAGGAAAAGATGTTCTTTGGGGAAGAGTTTTTGAACAACCTTCGCCAGCCCGGGACCACAGCGAAGTATCTTTCCGCCAAGAAACGGATTGCCAAAGAGACTAAAAGTCTCAAGAACCGTTGCGAGCGCAGAAAAGAATGGATGACCGCGAAAATGCTGACCGGTGCGAGTTTTACTTATCTGGTTCAGAATGGCCTGAAATATACCATTGATTATGATGTGCCGTCTGACCAGGTCGTTGAGCTTGGCGCTTCCAGAAAATGGGACGACGGGGCCTCGCGTAACATCGTAGAGGACATTTTTGATTCAAAGAATGATGTGCGTCAGGCAAATGGCGGCAATATCGATTACGCCCTTTTTACCACTGAAGTCCTGAAGCTCATGATCTTTGATCCCACGATCCAGAATCTGCTTTCCAAGTCGAGTTTTGGTGATGGAGATCTCTTTGCCAAACCGAAACAGGTTCTTGCCTCGCTCCTGGATATTGTCAATATGGAGCTTTATGACGAGGTCTTTCAGCTCAAGGCCTGGTTGACGGCGGCAGTAACCGCGGATTCCACGGTAATCGTTTACGTGGACGATCCTACGGATTTTGAGGTCGGAGATACCCTCTATTTTTACGATGTGTCTGCAAGGACAAAAGAGGGTGAAACCATATCCAGCATTGACGTCAACGCCGGAACCATTACCGTGGATACGGCCCCTGCAACGTCCTACAAGGCGCAAGAGGACTTCGTGTACGTCAACAAAAACTACATCCCGACCAACAAGTTCACCATGTTCTGCAGCACGGTTGAGGATGAGAAAATCGCGGAATTCGCCAATGCGCCCTTTGATTTGGATCGGCATTATGGTTTGAAGGTGGACACCCACGAAGAGTGGGATCCGGACGGAATAGCCGTTCGCGTCCAGAACAAAGGGATCCCGGTCCTTTACCAGGAAGACGGCATTTACTCCCTGCAGGTGACAGACTAAGGGGAAAGGAGGTTACATATCATGACAAAGAGACACTTTCCTTATCCCTCTGTGAATTTTCCACAGCAAGTCAATGAAGCCGTGGAGACCAGCCTCGTGTCGCTGGTTTCCGGGGAGATCACGGCGGATGTAAAGGGGGCACCACTTGGTGCCGCAAAAGGCGCCGGGAAGGCCGTTGATGCCTGGATCTCGGTGGGGGGTAGTGGTAAAGACGACTCAAACCCCCTGCAGATTTCCGGAGAGATTTACCTCAATGGGGTTTCAATCCTTTCCACTCTGCCTGTAATTACACATGTGAGCGGGGAAGCATCTGCCCATAAAACAACCAAAGAAAGCGGGGATACGGGCATTACTCAGGCAGTTATTAATACTGATGCAAACGATTACTCCCCGGGGGATGTGTTCTCCTACGACCTTACTCTTGTAAGGACGGTATCTCCAACGACAGAGGTGTCAAACGTTGTTGTGGTAGTCGAACTTGAGCCTACCCGCTGATCCAAACAATCCTTTTCGTATATATAACGAGGAAATATCAAATGGCTATTCGATTGAATCTATTTTGCAATGGACAAATAGCGGCTAAAGACCTCTATCTTAAGAATATGGACAAAGTTAAATGGGGCCCGGGTGGTGTCAAGCGCGACGCCCTCGGGCTTCCTATTCTTGAAGAAGGGGGAAAGGCCGATTCCTCGGAGGAAAAGGAAGATGCCAACTTACAGGAATGATGGCGATAAAACTTATCGCGTGCAAGATATAAGTAATGATGTCGTGAATGTAATTCCGGGACATACCGTTGAGACCTATGACAGAGATGTCCCTGATGATTTTACGGAAACGCTTGCTACTCCGGCTAAAAAGGTAGCAATCTCCGGAGAGAACGTCTGGACAGACGATTTCCTGGCCGGAGGAGAGGTAAATGTCAGTATTTCTGGTGAGGCGGATTGGGATGCCACGGTTACATTGCAGAGGAGATTTGATACTACGGAAGCCCACCGTGATGTCAGAACTTTTACCTCTGATACTGAAAAGGCATTCACCGATGATGGGGTTGACCCTAAAGTTTTTTACCGGATCGGCGTAAAAGAGGGTGATCATTCTTCGGGAACGATTGTTGTCGAATTAAACAAGTAAATAAGAAGGAGCTGTTATGAAAAAGCTATTCCTTTTATCGATATCATTGATGAGTCTCCTGTTTGGGCTTCCATCGTTTAGCATGGCCTTGGGGGACCTTGGCTTATTAGACTTTGATGTAGTTTCGGATGCTGCGTATAGTTCGGCTTGGAATGGGATCAAGGACGTGGCCCCGAGTAAGAATGCCTTGTACGATAAAATCGAGACGCTGGGGACCGTGTCTGAGTACAAAACTATCTGGATTCCCACAAATCAGATGTCTCCAAGTGCTACAGACGGAGCCACGGCAAGCACAGAGGAGTTCGCCACCAATGATATCAATAAAGATTATTATGTTTTTCCCTTGGCGACTACTCGATATATCGAATTTGAATATACCATGCCAAAAGGATGGGACGAAACCACGCTGAAAGCAAAATTTGAATGGAAGGGGGCGAGTGGCTGTTCAGCGGGAGACACCGTTACAATCGGAATAGCAGCAAAGGCCGAAAATGATGGGGATGCTTGTGATCAAGCCATGGGGACCTATGTAGACGTTCAGGACACAGCTCTTGACGGAGCCGATGGTGATAAGCATAGAACTTCGGCCTCGGGGACAATTACCCCCTCAGGGACGCCAACGGCCGGTGGAACGCTTCATTTTAAAATTCGTAGAACGATATCCGATGCTGGCATGGCAGAGAATTTACATGCTCTTAGAGTCGGGTTGCAGTTTAAAATAACATCTGCTGAACCTGCGTGGTAAGAGGTTTATTATGCGAATAATTATAGCGATATTGATTCTGCTTTCCATGCCGCCTATGCTGTTTGCAGGGGAAGGTAGGCGAGCATTTCAGCCAGACTGGGAATGGGACTTTAGGCATGATCTCCGAACGAAGAGGACGATCAGCGGTAATGATCCTGGTGATGGTAGTCTTACCAGAGCAGGAATTGCGTATGGTTGGGTCAAGGAGAGTGTGGTGGCCCAAGGAACTGTGACTCCTGCTGATAGCCGTTGCTCATTCGGTGGTGTTGGTTACAGATGGCTTGCTATTGACGGAGAGGATTTCTCTGCTCAGGCATCCGCCAGAAATAAAGTTACACTTATAGATGGAGATAATAGACAGGCGAAAGCTCAGATGACCTCTACGGTGGGTAGTGGGGAAGCTTGGAATAATGTTTATGCCTCTGATTTTAGTGGAGGAGTTGATTCATGGGAGGAAACATATCATATTGCACTATTAGGTAATCAGGATGGTGTATCAGATGGGTCTACAAGCAAGGATGACTGTTTAAAAGCTACTTTGGATGATCAAAGCAATGCGCATGGGGCAAGACAAAAAGATGCCATGACAGCCTATAAACGATACCGGGAATCTATCACTTATTATATCCCTGCTACAAATTCTCATTGTGATGGATTTGTTATAGGGCATACAGATGTGGATGAAAGTCCGCTGGATAGGAAATCAACAGGTAGTGACCCCGCCGTAGTTGGGACATGGGATACTACAAGCAACTATGAATTTTTATCACTCGGAAGTCATACGGGACTATTCATGACAGATGGTGGGACACATGTGTTCCAAGACGCAGGTGGGGATGATGTAATTTATTTGTCGGAGTATACTTTAGATGAACAAACAGACTGCGCCAGCACCGGAGTACACACAGGGGCTTGGACGGTAGAGACGGGCTTCGACTATAATGATATCGTGGCCTACATCATTACTACACCAGACAATGATGGTGATCTGCTTGGATTCTTTGGGAATAATGAAGCAAGACATCATGCAGAAGATGGATTGCTGCTTGAGCCTGAAGGGACTAATAAGTTATTATATTGTAGGGATTTAAGTCAGGTGGGGAGCTGGACAGGTGATTTAACTTCAAAAACTCAGAACGAAACAGGTATAGATGGAGTCGCTAATAAAGCCTGGACTTTAGTTGATACTGATGCAGACAAGGTATATATTTTACAGGCACTTGATGTTCCTGACGACAGCAATCCCACAATCGCAAGTTGTTTTATTAAAGCAACGTCTGGAGCCACGACATTTCCTGGACTAACTGCTAATTATGTTAGTGGTACAACCGAAGTCACTCAAATGTTTGCTTTTAATACTAATACTGGAGCGATTGTAGATCGGTCAGGGTTCCCTACTGATTACTCTGGATCACAACGAATTGGGGATTGGTGGAAAGTATGGATTGGAGCAGACAATAACAGTAGTGGGAATACTTCCTTCCGATTATATCTTCGACCTGCGGTAGAAACAGATATGGATGGTACATGGGAAAATGCTATTGAAGGCTCTTGTATTGTT